GAATTAACTCTTTCCTTTCCTGATAACTCATAATCGGTGGTTTTCCTTTAAACTTTGCTACAAATTCATCAGTATTAAGACCAACAATAAGATAATCGCCAAGTTGTCGGCATTTCTTAAACAACCGAAGATGACCAGTATGAAGTAAGTCAAAAGTGCCAAGAGTAATAACTCTATTTCCTTTTTGATTTTCTAATTTTTGTTCCATATTTCCTCTTCCACCGCCTGTATATTTCAGGCTTGTTTATCATCATCCAAGTGCGTTGCTTTAGGCTGTGAAACGGCATAATCTTACCTCCTCTTTCTAGCTCTTACCATTCTTTGAAAAATCGCTCCAGCTACACGACGACCAGCAGCAATAGAACCATATTTTTTGGCTGCTTTTTGGGCTATTCTATTAAATCCACCCGTCTTATAAGTTCTACCCAATTTCCTAACCATTGCTCTGCCTCTTTTGCCTTTTGGTTTCATTTTTGCCATAATTTCTCACCTCCTCCCAAGATTTTACTATCTCTTGCGAGTGGTTCTCAATATATGTAGCACAGTCTTCGTCTTTTACCTCTTTTGGTACTTCGTAATAAAGATTGATTTTATCATCAAGTTTTTCATCTCTTACAATCGGTAATTTTCCTTCCTCTATTTGTCTTACCATCCACATATAGCGTGGGGGGTTAAGAAGCCTATCACGTCCAGAGATATTAAGAGGACTACCCTTTATTACTTGCCATAAATTAAGACATCTAGCAATAATGCTATCGTCTATTAAAAGTCTATAACCAAGTTTCATCGCTCTTAGACAAATTTCTGTATTATCATACCCCAACCCATCATCAAAAAATTCCCAAAATCCATTGAGTTTATCTAGAATGTGTTTAGGAATTGCTCCAAAATTTAACTCAAAATCATAGGGGTTTGTGCTTTCTCTAATACCGTGATATTGCACCCTGACATTCTTCCAAGCCTTCTTGCCAATAAATTCTTGTCCATTAAACCAATCTTCTTTATTGGTTTTATCAACATTTATGGCTTCGTAGTAAATATCAACAGGAGCAATTAAAGCATCTTTATTATGGCGGTATAAATCAACTAACGCTTCAATGGCATCTTCGTCCATATAGACAAAATCCTGAAGCCAAACTAAAAGCTCGCCAGTTGAGGCTTTCCAAGCAAGGTTGTTTGCTCTCACAAGCCCAAGTCTTCTTTTATACACTCCTTTGGCCTTATCGCCCCAGATATATTTAATGTCAAGGTTATACTTTTTGGCATATTTCTCGGCTATTTTCTCTCGGTTCTCCTTATAGTCATCAACGATTATCCACTCAAGGTTTTTGTAAGTCTGTGAGGCAATGTTCTTGGCCATACTATCCCAAAAACCCTCCCTTATGGTGGGGGTTATGATTGAAACTTTTATATCTTTTATCGGTTCGTTGAAAACACCAATCCATTTATCGGCAATTTTGTTCCAATAAAACTTGTTTGCAAACTTCTTGCCTTTCTGGGATAATTCCTTCCATCTTTTCTCATCCCCCATTAAGGAAAGAAGCTCTTTGAGGTATTTTTCCTGAACCTTTTTATCTCTAATATCCCCATCAATAAGAATTCCTGCACCAACGGTTTCCTTGAGGGCGGCAAGAGACATTGTAACAGGGACACAACCGTCTCTTTGACAATCAAGGGCAGTAATGCAGTTTATTTCAAGAAAGTCACTAGTATAAGCCCATATTCCACAAGATTGTCTAATTTTTTTTAATTCTTCCTTGCCTACTCTTCCGTGATGATAAATGCCATCTTGTTGCATTAAAAGTTCCATCCCTCGTTTCCATTCTTGACGCTCAGGATTACCTGCCGCAATCTTGTCAAAAGTCTGCCAACCATAGCAGATATGAAGCTCTGCGTCGGGATACACCTTTTTAATATCAGGCCACATATAGAGGAGGTATTGCAACCCCCTATCATAACTAGAACCCCAAAATAGTTTATGCCTTCTCATATACCGTTTGAAATTATCCTAAATTTACTATCGGGAATATCTTTTGCTAATTCTCTTTGATACTCGCTTTTAACCATAGCAAAGTCTATTTTATCCCAGTCAATAGACTGTGGCGAATATAAGTCGTGCAAGTCAACCAAAAACTTCTTGGCTTTGATTTTTCCCGCTAAAGAGGATGAACGCCATTGAATAAAGACGTTAAATCTATCACGAGGATTAAACTTATATCCGGGAAGCCAGATAACATTGTCATAAACGCCCTCTTTTAGAACATCGGCATAGACGACTACTATATAACCTCTCTTTGCCCATTCTTGAGAAAGTCTGATAACCGCAGTCTCGGAGCCGCCTATACCAGTCTTAAGCGATAAAGGAGACCACTTCTCAAAGTGCGGACCAAGATAGGCATAGTAGCAAATCTCGTTTTCCTTCCAAACTCTTGGTTTTTTGTATTTGTTAAAATAGTGATAGGCAAACTCAAGATTGGAGATTTCAAGAGGCAGAGACTGAATTAAGGGGATAACCCTTTCTTCTTTATTCTCTTTTTCAAAGTATTTAATTAGCTTGTGTGTATCTTCACAAGCCTCATCTAATTCCTTTAGTCTTTCAACCTCTTTTAAGAGTGCCAACGCCTCTTCAGTTTGAGCTGTATCGTAGAGATATTTTATTGCCCGATATGCTTTCCTGACATCTCGCTTGACATAAAATTCTAGCTTAAAAGTGAGTTCTGCTGCTAGGATTTTCTTCTCCATCTCGTTATTCATTTGGGTTGTGTCCTTCTCTTCCATTGAAACTGCCAGCTTAAGCCAGTGTTCCATCTCGTTATATTTTTCTTGATTAAAGAGGTATTTTGCCAAGTAAAGATAAAGCAGTGGTTCGTAAGGGTATTCTTTAATAGCGTTTCTTATTGCCTCTTCAGCTTTTCTGTTATCTCCTAACTGGCTATAACACTTGCTTATTAACTGATAAGCGATGGCTCGCTCTTCGTCCCAACCCGATTTTGATAAATATTCATAACCCATCTCAATACATTTTTGCCACAATTCTTGTTCGGGAAACTCTACATAGATTTTCATCAGATAAAGCAGGGTTCGTGGGTCTGCTGTTCCTTTTTCTCTTTCCTCTTTCAACTGAAGCTCAAGAATTCTTTTGTTTCTCTCCATTCGTTCAATGTTCTTGGGTGCATTGGGATTTCTGTCGGCTTCGGTATGCACCCAGACGATTGGAAATTCTTCGGAATAAGGGACATAAGTGTATTTTGGCTGATAATTATTTACGGGAACCGGTGTTTCGTGCAATCTTCCTTTCCAGACAAAGACACCGGGCTTGAGCAGTCTTTCTCTCTTTTGGATTAAGTCAACTTGTTTTATATTCTCAAAAGTAGGTTCGCCATCAAAAAGACAACCGTAATAATAGGTAAAGAAGACGCAATCAAAACCGTTCTTGTAAGAGATTTCGGCTACATCTCTTAATTTGTCTGCACCAACTAGAATGTCGTCACTGTCGGTCCAAGCGATCATATCGAAACCTTTAATCTGTGAGAAGTTAAAATTTCTTTGAGCTGAAAAATCATCACACCAAGCAAGATAAGAATAATTGAAGCCATTTTCTTTACACCATTTCTCGGTCTTTTTGGTCTTCTTGCCGTTGGCGGTAATAAATACCCCATCAACAGCAGGCAGAAATGAGGCGACACACTTTTTTAAGTTTTCTAACTCCTCATCACCTTTAGTGATAATAGATAAAGCTATCTTGACCATATATGACAGGGAATACATTGAGCCGATTTTATTTCTTTCTCTAGACATTTAGCCTCAACAAGCAACAAAGACGCAATTATTAAAAGCGTGATGTTTAAAACAATTAAGATTTTAGCCATATTAAACACCTCCTATACTTTGTTCGCCACCTGAAACTGTCTAAAGGTCTTTGCCATTTTCATTGCATTTTCTCGTTTGTGGAAGTTAAAGGCTGGAAAGACTTTTCGCAAGATATGATAAACCCAAATTGGATATGATATAAGACTTCTGCCTGTATGGTATTTGATTTGTTCGTGGATGCTCATCTCGGCTGATTGATATTCTTTAATAACTTCCCGCCAAGCCTTGTATTCTTCGGGGTAAAGCTCCTCGTAAGCGTCAAAAATAAAATTGACAAGCTTTTGTCCTTGACGAGACAGTGGGTCTGTTGGCTTATCAAGCCCTTCCCAAAGGTTAGTAATGTAGGAGGTAAGAGTAGATAGGTGCGGAGGTATTACTTCATAATCTTGAAGATTTATTTTTCCCATCAAAGGTATTATAGCACTTCTAGTCAAAAAAGAAAGCTGGCTACTCGGATAAACCTTTCGCCAGCCTTCTTCTAACTACTTAGACTATAACGAAGCCGAGAATCCGGTACGTTTTACATCAGCCTTTTCGTTATACGCAACGTGAGTGAACTCGGTAATATATACCCCAGCCACATAGTCGCCAGCCTTTGCTCGGTCTTCCCAGTGGGGTTCACCAGTATTGACCAAGAAGGACATTTCGTGCAGGTCTTCATTAACGAGCAATGCTGTAACTGTTCCTGCAGCTTTTCTGACATCTTTGTGAGCGAGGATTTTAACCGTTACACCCAAGTCGGTGTCAAACACACGAACCTCGTTGATAAGCCTCTTGTCTTCGGCTCTGACGTTTCGGGTAAGGTTGGTTCCGAATGTTGCCACTCTTTGCTTAATGACAGCAGGAGCAACTAATGTGGAAGCCACATAGCTTGAACCAACTGCATCCCAGCTTGTCTTTGCCATATCATTCAAGATTGCTTCTGTGAATGATTGTCCAGAGGCATAGGCGGTAACATTTGATGTTATGAAAGCATCAATTCCCGCCATACCACGAGCGGTGTCTGTTGCACCAGCCGCTAATGAGCCGTTGATAAGGAGATACTCCATTTTGTTCTTGAGTCTCCTCAAGGCTCTTTCCTTCTCTACAGCCAAAGCATCTTGCTTTGTGACCATCGCAATAGATGCTTTAGTTCTTGAAAGTCTTACTGGAGAATCCACAATAACTGTGTAGTTGCCAGCTCGGCTTTCAGCCTGAAGGTCAGGATATGATGTATCTGCTCCTTCAGCTTTTGCTGTAACAGAAGTCACCCTATCCTCGTGAAAGATATTCCATTCGTGATAGGTTTGAAGAGCAGGAGCTCCCTTGTCAAGATTTGAGACAAAATAATTGTCCTCATTAGGAGATATGTCCCTGATAATATCTAAAAGGGACTCTCTCATCTCGTTTGCTGCCTGATAAGTTGTTTTTCCCCAAGCCATCTTAATCACCTCCTTTCTAAACCCAATCAAGGATTTAGAAATCGTGCTCGGTTTATGGTCGGAGCATCAGACCACCTTTGGTTAATTAGATTTTATCTAGAAGTTATAAGAGGTTTTCAAGAGGTTAATATCCAGCTCTTTTAAGTCTTTCAGCTAAAGCACCTTTCTTGCCTTTTCTGGTAGCCTCCACGAGGGCTTGGTGGTCTTCAAAAGTAGAAGAGGTTGACACTGGTTGAGTAGGAATTGCGTTGATTTGAGCTTTTTTATCAGCTTCTTTGTCTTTTGCCATTGGATAGAGTATATCATACCATTTCTTGGCTGCCGCATCTACATCTTCAGTTCCTGTTGTAACCCACTGTCCCACAATTTCATTTCTTACTGCTTCCCACATTCTTTCATCAAACTGGGGAGACTCTGGGTCAAGCTGTGGATATTTAGCGTGAATTTCCCTCATCTTTTGGGTTCTTTGAAAGTCGTCAACGGTTTTAACGGCTTTTTTAGCGGCTTCTTCGGCTTCTCTGGCTTTTTGTTCTGCAATTTCAGCCCTTCGCCTTTGCTTTTCAAGCTCTTCTTTTAAAAGATTAACATCAACATATCCTTCGGAGTCAATCAAATTTTCAAAAGTATCCTTTATCTGCTGTTGGGTAAGTCCGGGATAATTAGCGGGTGGCTGATTAGTCAAAATTGGCTCAAAAGCGGGAGTAAATTGGTTGGGCGGTGCTACTTCCTGAGGCTGAAGAGAGGATAAAACATCAGTATATTTCTTTACTGTTTCTTTCAACTCTTGATTGCTTTGCTTTAACTTTTCAAATTGTTCTTTGGTTCTTTCTTTAGTCTCGTCGGGTAACTTGGGCTCTTCTGGCTTTTCCAATTCTTCTGGTTTTTTTACTTCTTTTGTTTCTTCTGTTTCATTGGGTTGTTCAACGGCTTCCTGTGGTTGCTCTATAATTGGCTGAGGTTGTTCTACTGGTTCTTCAACTTGTTTTTCTTCAGAAACTTCGGGCGTTTCCTCTTGGGGGTCAAATGGGGGGACTTGTTTAATTCTATCCTTCAGATTGGGCATAGCTAGTTAAAAATATAGCACTTCATTTTTTCTTTGTCAAATTGTCAAATAGAATAGCCAAATTTGGTCCTCTCCAAGCCGCACCACAGACACATCTTATTTCACCATCTATAAACTTGGCTTGGGAGTGGTCACACTTTTTGAAATTAACTTCGGTTTTAAAAGATTTTGCCTCAAATTTTTTAACATCTTCTTCTAATTTGTCTTTGTGGTGATGAAAGATAAATTTATCTTGACCTTTGATTGGTTCATCAGATACCATAGGATTTGTCGGGTAATTCTAACTGCTTTTTAATTTCAATGATCATCTCGTCGGCGTTGTCTATTTCATCTACAAGAGTCTTTGAAGCAAGAGCTTTAGCGTATTCCTCAACGTAAGCCTTGTGAAACTCCTTGAGGTTGTTGAATTTGTCCGGCTGCAGCCATTGGTTGTTGGTTTTCGAGAGGAGGTATGGTTTGAGGTGGAGTTGCCACTCCTCCATTTTGGAGATTCGGGATAGTGCCTCCCAAAACTTCAGGCGTTCCTGCAACATTTCCTTGCGTTTGGATGTTTTCATTTATTTTCTCAAAAAATCTTTCAGGATCGTTAAGACCTTTATCTTCAAAAATTGCTTCCAAAAGCTCTTTAACTTTCGGTTTATATCCCTCATCTCGTAATAATTGTAGCACTAATTGGTTGGTTGTCAAAGTCTGAACAACGTCTTGCCTTCCTGCTTGCCTCTCTTCGCTTTCGGTAATAGTCATAAGTCTAATATCGGGAACAAAATCGTATTGCCCTTGTATGTCTTCCTTAGTTATGTATAAGTCTCCTTCATCTCCCGTTTCCTTTAATGAGAGTTTGGGAGCAAATTTGTATTTAAGTGGGTTCTTCTCGCGAGGATTAAGCACTATAGCATTCTTTGGCAGTCTGGCGGCTTCTAACATTTCTTGTAATTGAGCCTCTGATGTATCAGGATTTTGGACAAGGATGTCGGCAATGGTTTGTTGTGCCTCAACGGGAACATTGGTGTCCGCAAATCCCGCCTTCTTGAAGAATTCCCAGTTGTCTTTGCCGATTACTTTGACTATTAAGTAATGTTTGCTTTCGTCTGAAAAGAGGAATTGCTGGTTATTGGCAATCCACATTGAAATAACATCTCTTAAAAACTCCCCTAAGTCGGTGAGGTTCTTTTGGTCAACCGCGGTCTGTTGTCTCACGGAGGTTCTAATCTCGGTAGCGGTCTTTTTATCCTGCGTCGGGTCAATGTTTGAAACTCCTTGACTCATAGCCCCCATTGCCGTGTTGAGGGCTGAAACCAGAGCAAGGTAGGTAGATTGAAAGTATTGGATTGAGTTGGCATCAAACCTGAAAGGAGTAATAGCATCGGGTCTGTCCACTTCCCAAATGGCACGGGGTGCAAAATTGATTGTTTCAGGACGATAGGTATTAGTAACAGCAATAAGAGGTGAATTCATCTTTAAGACTACTTCGTCCATATAACCACACAAGACAGCTTGAATTGCTCTCCAAAGCATAATTACTGGCTCTACCTCACTTTCGCCCAACGGGTCGTCTTGTAAGGCGTGATAGCGAAGTTGTGCAACTGGAATTTTGCCGTGATTATAAGGGTTTTCTATGTCTCTTAAGATGAGTTTGTAGGTTGGAGAAAAGGTAATCCATCTATCTTTTCTATACTCGGTTACAATCTTAATCATCGGAAAAGCGATGTCTTTACCCATTCTGTCTTCCCGCCCCTGTATTTCAAGTATTCGGGGATTGTATTCAATCCTTGTGTCGGAGATTTTGTCTTTAAGCCTTCTTTCAATCTCGCCTAAATTTTTAAAAAGGGGTTTGCCTTTGGCGTCAACTGCCTTCTTTAGGTCTTCTAAATACACCCATTGCCTGTGTTGAAACCATTTAGCGTCTCTAATATGCGAGGCGGTTGGGTCAATTCCACAATCTCTGATATCTAGAGGCTTGAATTCGTTTCCCTCGTAAGCCACCTTGCCGTCTTTGTCTTTTTTTACTCTCCACTCAATCAAAGCAAATTTAGATCCGTAAAGTCTGGCGTCCATATCACAGATTGAAAGTTTGGTTTGCATTGAGCCGCCCTCATCGGCCATTCTCCATTGATATTCAAGCAATGCTTGTTGAATGCGAGCCTTGACAACATCGGCATTTTCAACTGGAACAACCCTGCCGCTTATTCTTCCTCCTGTAAGTCTTGAATTCTTTTCAATTAAGATGGTTCTAACTCTGGGGTCAACCACACGACTCTCATACGGCCAATCGTCGGGAAGAACACCGTAGTAAGTATCGGTAACATCTTTCCAGCCAAGTTTGCGGTTTATTCTCTGGGTTATATCTTCACTCCAGTCTTGATAATGGGAATTTAGCTCCTCAATTAAATCACTCATAGCTAGATTATAAAGTAATCCTTCAAGAGGTTTTCAATTTCATCTCAACCTCTATTATTTTGAGTCTGATTTGCTCTTTAAATTTTTCAATGCCTAATTTACTATCTAATTCCTCATAAGTGTGAATACCTGCCTCTCGTAAATCGTGCCAGCAAGATGAACAAACTCTAATAAAGTCTCTTCTTGAGTCGTCTATTGGAAAAAAATATTGAGGAAGTCCAATTATCTGCTTCTCTCCACAAAGCTGGCAGTTCCACTCTTCGGTTATTTCTCTGAAAATGCCAAAATTACCCCGTCCCCACTTACTCCAGCCATAGAGCATCTGGGTTATAGAGGGTGTGACATAACTGTTTCTCATACTAAACTCCAATTTTTCTTTTCTCCTGCATAGACAGGGTGGCTTATTATCTTTTCATAAGTTGGAGTTATTTTTTCTGGTAAGGAGCAAATCAGGTATTCAAGTGCATTAATGGCGTGGTCATTGACTTTTAATGGTACCTCTCTTACTTGACTTCCATCTCTAACCTCGTGATACTGGTAGTTCTCAAACTCAAAAACTAAATTTTGGCAATTATTGAAGATTTTTAATGTTCCGCTTCTTAATTTCTCTGCCACCTTTCGGATTCTATAAGTTGTCCAGTCTTCTTCTTTGCTTCCTGAAGTTTTACTAACAGGATTAACCATTAAGCCATATCTTCTTAGCTCTTCGATATCTGCCATTTGGGCTGAGTCTGCTATCGTATTGACAAAAGTTTTGCCTTCCGATTTTTGCTTGATAAGTTGTGCTAAATCAGGCGTTTGTAATCCCGACTGATAAATTTCATCCCATATAATCAATTCCCCTTTATCAGTAATTGCAGCAAAAACAACTGCAGTGGGATTAGCAAAGCCAAAATCAATACCTCTATAGTAAGTCCAGTTGGGTTGCAATTCTATCGGCTCTATTACATTATTTTCTCTTGAGAAGTCCTTGTAAACAAGTCCTGTAAACTTTTTAAATTCAGCAAGGTATTCTTGCGCAAAAGTATCCTCGTCTAATTCTTTCTTTGCCTGTTCTATCTCTTCTACAGGAATAAAGGGATTATCATAGGTTGTAAACTTCCAGCTTTTCCATTCGCTGTTTTCTTTCTGTCCTTGCATCCATAACTCATAAAAGGCATTATATCCTTTAGGAGTTGAGGTAAAGACAGCAGGAGCCTTGAAATCAGTTAAAGCAGGCCTTAATGCTTCATCCCAAAGATGAGTCCAATCCTTTAAGAAGGCAACTTCATCTACTACTAAACCTCTTAACCCCGTACCTCTTAATCTATCTGGGTTCTCGGCTGATTTGAGAGCTATTCTTGAACCATTCCTCAGTGTTATCTCTAAATCTACCTCATTTTTCTTTGAAATCCACTCTTGGGGAATTTCTAAACTGTATCCTTGCTTCCAGTGAATATCTCTTGCCATCTGATAAGTAGGAGAAACAATCCAATAAAGTCCGGGGTTCTTGGTGGCCCAATCTAAAACTATTGATCGGGCAAGAACTGATTTACCAAACCTTCTGCCAGCATTGATTACTCTAAATCTATGAGTATCAACGGCTACTTCGTACTGTTTAGGGTGTAATCTTATGTTCAGGCTCATAGTTGATAAAGTTGACTTTCATTTCTGATGAGTTAAATTGTTGGTTGATTTGGACTTGGGGATTTTCCTTATACTGGGGATGGTTGTATTTCAACCAAAAGATTAAAGCAGTATCACTTTTTTCAACTGCCCTGCTTATTAATATCTGCTCCATCTCATCGCACATTTTCATTTTCGCCTCATACATTGCTTGTCTGAATTTTTCATCTTTCTCTAGCCAATTGTAATAAGTCTGGCGGTTAATTCCAACTGCATCACAAGTCATTGAGATGTTTCCTTGTACTTCTGGACGGGAATAAAACTCAATAAACCTTTTTTTCTTGTCTAATGTGTCGAGGGGAGCAGCCATATCAACCCTATTATAACAGATAAGTCTACTTCCCTACCCTACCCTATTTTAGCTTCTAAGCGATAGGGAAGTGGTTTAGAATAATTACCGCAGAATTAACGCAAGATATCTATCAACCCCTTTTTCATTTGATTGGCAGGGTAATTAAACACTCTATCTTTAATCCAAACTTCTTTAAGTTCTTATTGGTTTTGCGTAATTGCGACACCATTCCCTTAAATGTTTTATAGTTTAAAGACTTAAATCTGCCTTTGCCGTCTACGACTAAGTTCCTTATGAACTCTAATTCTTTAGAATTTAATCTTTCTGTTTCATTTGTTTTTTTCATTTCTTTAGGTTAATTCTGACTTTTTTGATAATCCAAGTTTTTGGAATTTTCTGCAACATTCCAAAAGACTCCGATGTGTCACCAATCGATTCTCCAAGTCTTGACGCTAACATTATCCAATCCTCGTTCTCTCGAATAAGCCACCCCACACTTTTTGTATTTCCATACTGGTTATAAAAATAACTTTCTGCCTCTTCTTCCGTAAACCAATCTGCCGAAGCGTGAGCATCTTCCCACTCAAGATAGACTAATGGGTATTTAGTTTTCATTAAAATTACTTAATTGAGGACGCAAAAGTTTAAATTGAACTTTTTTATCCCAATATTTTCCACACAAATCTTGTTGCGGACACTCGAAAACTTCTCCCCCAAAATCTAACCTGTAATTTCCGCAATAAGGACAGGGAGTAGGTTCTAAAAACGGATGCTCAAAAACACCGTTTCGTCCTCTCTTTTTTGTTAATTCATATATTCTTAATAATTCTTTCTCAATTTTATTTTGTTTTTTCATTTTGATTCTTTCTTGTAAGAGAATAAATCAAGTATATCTTGTAGGGCTTGATTGTAGCCAATTCCTTTATCGCTCAACTCAGTTTCAACCATTCCTCCGAGAACTACTTGAGGCTCTTTCTTCATCCCCCCCACCTTTTTCTTTAATTCCCACCTTACCTCTTTTTCTTTTTGAGAAAGAATTTGGTTGATACAGTTAATTAAGGCTTCTTTTAAAGTTGAAAGGTGTTTCTCACTACCTACAGTAAAAAAATCATCTACTATGTCCTCTATGTCCTTTTCCCAGTCTTTATTTTGTTTTTTCATTTTTTAAATTCCGTAATATCTACCGCACGTCCATCTCCTGAAAGAATATCCATCATTCACAAACATCTGATAGGCATATCTCACATTAGCTTTCCAGTCCTTGTGCAGATTGAGCTTG